GCGTGTTTACCCTGTTAATGAGATTGGCAAGGCTGTCAAAACCCTAAACGATCAGATTCAGAACGGTTATTCAGTTCTCGGAGAAGTGGATCATCCAGATGATCTAAAAATTAACCTGGACCGTGTGTCCCACATGATGGTGAATATGTGGATGGACGGGCCTAATGGTTACGGTAAACTGAAAATTTTACCAACCCCTATGGGACAACTAATCCGCACTATGCTGGAAAGCGGAGTAAAATTAGGTGTTTCAAGTCGCGGATCCGGAAACGTCAGAGATGACGGATCCGGTGAAGTATCAGATTTTGAGATTATCACAGTAGATATGGTAGCTCAACCTAGCGCCCCGGGAGCATATCCTACACCAATTTATGAACACCTGATGAATAATCGCGGTGGTCTTAATGCCTTGCGTATAGCGCAAGAGGTTAAAGGTGACCCCAAAGCACAGAAATATCTCAAAGAGAGTTTATTAGCAATAATAAACAAACTCCAATAATAAGGAGAATCACATGTTGGATGCACTAAAATCTTTATTCGAAAACAATGTGATTTCAGAAGAGATCAAAGAGTCAATTGAGAATGCTTTTGAAGCTCGTATCAACGAGCAACGTGAAGTACTTACTCAACAACTACGCGAAGAATTCGCACAAAAATACGAACACGATAAAAACACTATGGTTGACGCAGTAGATCGCATGATCTCTGAACAATTAAGTGCTGAGATCGTTGAGTTTGCCGATGACCGTAATCAACTTGCAGAAATGAAAGTTAAGTACGCGAAGAAAATGAAGAAAGACGCTAGTGTAATGAAGGAATTTGTTACACGTCAATTAGCTAGTGAAGTTAAAGAACTTCATGAAGATCAGAAAACAATGGCAAGCAAGTTTGGTAAATTGGAACAATTCGTAGTTGGAGCTCTAGCTCAAGAAATTACAGAGTTTATGCAAGACAAGAAAGACCTAGCAGAAACTAAGGTACGCTTAGTTCGTGAAGGTCGTCAAGAAATCAAGAAGGTAAAAGAAGCGTTTGTACAACGTGCCGCAACAATGGTCGAAGGCATTGTCGAATCAGGACTACGTTCTGAAATGGCAACATTGAAAGAAGACATTGAAGCCGCTCGTCGTCAAGACTTTGGACGTAAGTTATTTGAGGCTTTTGCCGCTGAATATCAGTCCAGCTACCTAAATGAAAAATCGGAAACAGCAAAATTACTCAAAGTTATAGACTTGAAAGATCAAGCAATGCAAGAAGCCGCTCAGGCAGTTGTGCAAGCAGAAAAGATCTTAGAAAGTAAACAAGCTGAGATCCGTACTCTTAAAGAGAGTCAAACAAGAAAACAAATCATGAGCGAGTTACTGAACCCACTTAACAGTGAGCAACGTGAAATCATGAGCGAGTTAATGGAGTCTGTGAAAACAGAACGTCTAAACGAAAGTTTTGAAAAGTATTTGCCATCAGTAATTAATGGCAAGACTCCGCAGAAGAAACAGGCACTAGTAGAGGCTAAAGAAATAACCGGAAATAAGATTTCCAACAACCCACGTAGCAGTGAGACAACGGAAGGTGATAGCAATATCATTGCAATCCGTAGACTCGCAGGACTAAAAATTTAAGGAGAATTTAAATGTCAGAACTACTTAATGGACGTTGGGCAGAAACAAAAGAAGCCCTATTAGAAGGCTTGTCAGGCACTAAAAAATCAGTGATGGGAGTTACTCTAGAAAATACTCGTAAGTATTTGATGGAAAGTCCTACAGCTGGTGCCACTTCTGCTGGTAACGTCGCAACACTAAACCGCGTGATCCTTCCAGTGATCCGTCGCGTTATGCCAACAGTCATTGCTAATGAACTAGTTGGTGTACAACCAATGACTGGTCCAGTTGGACAAATTCACACCCTACGTGTACGCTATAGCGATACATCAACAGGTGCGAACGTGTTAGCTGGTGAAGAGGCATTGAGCCCATTCAAGATTGCCGCTGCCTACTCTGGTAACGCTACTGATGCGACTGCTAAAGCCGCTTCAACAGCAACGCTAGAAGGTGTAGCTGGTAACAGACTAAGCATTCAAATCTTGAAACAAACAGTTGAAGCTAAAACTCGTAAATTGTCTGCTCGTTGGACATTTGAGTCAGCACAAGACGCACAAGCCCAACAAGGCATTGACGTTGAAGCTGAAGTTATGGCTGCTTTGGCACAAGAAATCACTGCTGAAATCGACCAAGAGATCATTGCATCTCTAACAACTCTAGCTGGTACAGCAACACAGACTTATGACCAGTCTGCTGTTTCAGGTACAGCAACATTCGTTGGTGACGAGCATGCCGCTCTAGCTGTTCAGATCAATCGCGTAAGCAACTTGATCGCTCAGCGTACACGTCGTGGTGCTGGTAACTACGCTGTTGTATCACCATTTGCGTTGACAATTCTACAATCTGCTACTACAAGCGCATTTGCTCGTACAACAGAAGGTACTTTCGAAGCTCCTACAAACACTAAGTTTGTTGGTACATTGAACGGTGCTATGAAGGTTTATGTTAACTCATACGCTCAAGATTCAGCATCTATCCTAATCGGATACAAAGGTGCTAGCGAGTCTGATGCTCCTGCATTCTATTGCCCATACATTCCATTGATGAGCAGTGGTGTAGTACTTGACCCATCAACATTCGAACCAGTCGTTTCATTCATGACACGTTATGGTTATGTTGAGTTGTCAAACACAGCATCTTCTCTAGGTAATGCGGCTGACTATCTAGGTCTAGTTGCTATCACTTCAGCTAACGTTAAGTTCAGTTAATTTGATAACCAAGAGGTTTGTTATATAGAAAAGGCTACTTCGGTAGCCTTTTTCTTTGGGTAAATACGATATGACCACTACCACAGCTTTTTTAAATCCAACAATTTTAACTAATGTTAATATTCCTAATACAGTTACAGGAATCTCCAGTATAGATTGGAATTTTAATCCCACAGCTCTGGTACCAGGGGCGTATGCATCAAGTAAAAAACCCTTGTATACGATCAGTGGATTATGGATGGAAAAGTTTCTAAGCAATACTAGCGAATTATATTGTACCGGTTATGCTGATTATTCTCAACTGTTACGCAATATTAGAGATCAAGTTCTGCAAATATCTCTTGGCGATACTACCGGATCTTTATATAGTTTTTTAACAACTATAGATCCCGTAAGCGGTTATGCTTATGGTAATATTAATAAATCTCCTTCAATGAATAGTAGGTTAGGAATGACTGCTGCCGATGCTAGAGAATGGCTTTTACTTTCGAATGGTGATGTAACTGATACTTTTAGTTTTAATTGGTGGACTAATACTGTTTACCCAGCATATAGAGCATTAAATCCATTAACTAGGAAAGTTACAAGTTTGGATTTAGCTATTGATATACAACGTGCCGGTAGAATACAAGATTTAAAAATTAAACTAGTACTAAACAACGCAGAAATTAACGGAGGCAATGATCTTGCCAGTACTATAAATCCTGTGCAGAGTGATATGTATACTGGATCTTTGCTAGAGCCATTACATCCAGTTGAAAATTATAATATATACGGTGGTGACTCAACTGTATGGGGAGTACAACTAACTGAAGAATTGGTATCAAATCCTACATTTGGTGTTGTGGTCAGTTTTCAAAGCAATGCGATATATCCGCATAGAGATACAGTTTATCTAAGTCAAGCGAGCTTAAGAATCACCTACGCATAAATACAATGTATGACTCACATGGGGTGAGTTTTATGCGGAAATCCAACCGCGTACGGCCTAGAACGCCGTTTTTCACTAAGGAGAAAACAAAATGGGACGTCCTCTAAATAAAAAATATTTTGGTAAAAGAAATACAGGTGCCACAGGCCTATACGGTAATACAAGTTTACTGCCAACAGACTACGATCTAGGTGGTTTAAAAGCTCTTAATGCCAGCGTTGGTACAGCTGGTTCATATACTCAAGCTCAAGCAGCCGCATTAACAACAACATTTCCAAAACCAGCGTTAAGCACAGAAGGTGGTGTAACAGCAGTTGGTACTCCAACATTCACAATTCTAACTGGTACAACTAACTCAGCTGGTTCACAAACTAAAGCATACACAACTGGCGCTGGTAGTTTGTCAGTAGCTTATGGCGGTGTTACAAGTACATATACTCCAACTCTAACAGCTAGTCAAACTGGTTTGGCAATTACTAACATTACAACTGCTGGTGTTGCTACAATTAGTTCT